CGCAATCCAACAGATCAATGTTGCGATGACTCGGTTTTTATCTTATTTTCAGATTTGGACACCTACACTCAGTTTGAAAGAGCGGCAGAGATTGCTCAAAAGGGCGGCTAGGCGAGTGAAAGAACAACCTAAGACGCAACGGGTGGTTATGCCATCCAAACTCATCACCGACCCAACATTCGGGTATGTGAACTCAGCCCTGACAAATGTTCAGGATACATGGAAGAAGCATTCAACAGGAGTAAACAATGCTGGATTATTCAACAATCCTAATGCGGATAGAACGAACGACAAAGAGTCTGGAGGACAAGTGCCTACACAAAAAATTCGTAGGGTTCAATAACGATATTGCTCAGATGCACAGCGATTTGACGCTGTTGGCAATGTGGTCAGTTAATCAAGAGGCGATAGATATTTTTAACGATGTAATGGGAGTCAAGGAATGAATCAAGAAAAGGTGTTAACAGTGGGTAATTTGGTTGACAGAAAAGAAGCAATCAACAAGATGCTGTCAGCAAATGTCAATAATCACACTGAGAAAAAAGGCAATTTGACATATCTTTCATGGGCGTGGGCATGGGCAGAAGCACTCAAAGCTGATGAAGATGCCACTTTCAGAGTTGAAATGTTTAACGACAAGTGTTACATGGATATAAACGGCACTGCAATGGTGTTCGTCACAGTCACAATGTTTCGCAAACCAGTGACTTGCCAACTTCCAGTAATGGATTTCCGCAACAAAGCAATCCTCAATCCTGACGCATTTGCAGTCAACACCGCCATCATGCGTTGCATGACTAAGGCTTTGTCTCTGCATGGCTTGGGTCTGTATATCTATGCTGGAGAAGACTTGCCTGAAGGTGAAGGTTCAGACATAGATGTCAACAGCATGATTGACCATTTAGCGGCTATTGAAGCGGCATCCACCATTGAGGAGTTGAAAGATGTTTACACCACTGCTTACAGTGCTTGCGGTTCTGATAAGACTTGGCAGAAAAAAATGATTGATGCAAAAGAAAAGCGTAAAGGAGCATTGAAATGAACAACCCACCAGCATTTCCATCGCTACATTGGGTAGCGCCTCAAGGCCACAGCGCCAATGAAAATCCGCAAGGCATGACATTGCGTGATTATTTTGCGGCAAAGGCTATGCAAGGATTGATTTCTTCTCACTGGTGCGAAGAAGCCCGTGTACTTTCTCCCAAGTTGGGCGCAGAAGAATTGGCTACAGACGCATACATCATGGCAAACGCAATGTTGAAAGCGAGACAAGCATGAGCGATATTGAACAAGTTCTTGAAAGACTTAGGTTTGATAAAGAAACAGGGCAGTTTTTTTGGGTTAATCCAAGTAAGTATCACTTAGACTTAATTGGGAAAGTTGCTGGTTGTGTTGGAAGATCAAATCCAAATAAAAAATATTGGGTGATTAAGTTAAATGGGAAAGCATATAAAAGAGCAAGACTTGTTTATTTGGTAACTCATGGTAACTGGCCTGAACCTTGTGTAGATCACATAAATGGTAATTCACTAGATGATAGACCTGAGAATCTAAGACAGGCAACAGTAACAGAAAACAGTTGGAATCATAAATTTAGAAAAAGAAAAATAAATCTTCCAATGGGTGTTCGTGTTAATCCTGCTGGTACTTATTCCGCAAGAATATCAGTCAATAAAAAACAAATTCATCTTGGATTTTTCAAAACAACAGAGGAAGCTCATTCTGTTTATCAGATGGCAAGAAAGGAAATGTATGGACAATTTGCCTGAAATTACTCAGCAATCGCCTGAATGGTTTGCACAGCGTTGTGGCAAAGCCACTGCTTCTCGTATCTCTGACATTGTTGCTAAGACAAAGACAGGCTACAGCACAAGCAGAGTTAACTACATGGCACAGTTGGTAGTCGAGCGCATGACTAACCAAGTCGGAGAGTCTTACTCAAATGCCGCAATGGAATGGGGTGTTGAGAATGAACCCTTTGCCAGAGCCGCATACGAGGTTAAAACAGGCAATACAGTCGATCAGGTAGGTGCTATTGACCATCCAAGTATTGCCATGTCTGCCGCCTCTCCTGATGGCTTGATTGGTGACGATGGATGCTTAGAGATCAAGTGTCCAAACACTTCAACCCATATCGACACTATTCTTGGTGGTGAGCCAGCAAAGAAGTATTACGACCAAATGCAGTGGCAAATGGCGTGTGCAAACAGAAGTTGGTGTGACTTTGTGAGTTTTGACCCACGAATGCCAGCACACTTACAACTGTTTGTCCAAAGAATCCAGCGCAATGATGCTTACATTGCAGAACTGGAAAGTGAGGTTGTCCAGTTTCTTGTGGAAGTGGATGACAAAGTGAAAAAACTCAATGAAATTAAGGTGTAAATATGGAACAGCGTGATAACTCAGGTGTGCTTTTTAAAGAGCAAGACAAAAAAACTCCCAATCATCCGGACTATAAAGGGAACATTATGGTCAATGGGCAAGCCTATTGGCTGTCAGCATGGATTAAAGAGGGAAAGAACGGCAAGTTCATGGGACTAGCGGTCAGCCCTAAAGAAGAACAAACAACCCAACCTCAAAGCAAGCCTAAAGCCAAGATTGAGGACATGGATTCGGACATCCCTTTCTAGGTTCTTACAAAATTAAGGGGTGAAAGAATTGCATCTTGTATATGTGTGTGTCTGCAATTCCCCTTATTAGTCAATTGCAGACAGTCAGACACAGCCTTCCAAGGCACAAGGTTAACCGCAAGCCAAATATACTGAGGCGGTGACAGTCGGAGAGACGACAATGTGAGTGACTACTAACTTAACAGGAGTGAATGATGACAAAACTAGACGATATACATTTTGGTGGTGGCGTAAAGAAGTTCTTTGACTTGCCTATCTTTAATCGGGTGAGAACATCTGACCCAACAACCAGTTATGAAGCCGCTGATTCTGCAAAGGACTTGGCTTCTAAGCATTTTTGCATGATTGTGGACGCTTTAAAGGCTCATGGCTCACTTGGTAAAGATGGAATAGCCCAACATAGTGGGTTAGAGTCTAATCAGGTTGCAAGGCGTTTAAACGAGTTGTCTAATATGAACTTGATTGAGTTGACAGGACGCACAGTCAAATCAAAATCAGGTCGCAACGAGCGTGAATGGAGAGTTACACATGATTGAAAATGTACTTAGCATAATCACCGTTTTGGCAATTGGTGGAGGAGTACTCATACTTGGTATATGGGTCTTCCTCCACTTCTTTGACGATTAAGCCATCAGAACATCAATGGCAGTCTGGGTTCGGGCAACCCTGTCATCCAAACCATGTGTACCGCCATTGATTCTCTTGGTCAAACCCGTCATATCGTTGGAATCGGCAAACTGATTCAGCTTATTCTTGTCCCAAAACCACCCTGCTGACAAAGCCGCATACTGAGGAGAAGAAACCAAGTCAGGGTCTTCCAGCAAATCCACTCCCAAAGCCTCTCCACAAGCTCTGTAGTTGTCTTTGCCAGTCAACTGAATCAAACCCCTTCCACGGTACTTAAACCCTTCTCCAGAGGCTTCGTTTCCATTGCCCATACGATCAGCGTAGACCTTGTTGGCAATCTTCTCAGGATTGCGATGGTAAGGTTGCGCCACATCCAAAGATGGGAAACGCTTAGGCCAAACCTTAGTCAATCCTTCAGCAGAATAGTTCAGGTTTTCTTTGAGAGCAGTGAATCCACCGCTTTCATGAGCGCATTGCCCCAAGAAACAAGCCTGTCTCTCAGGTGTTGATATGTCGAAACGATCAAAAGTTTCATTGATTGCATCTATCCACTCCTCTGCCTTGATAGGCGTTATCTTTAATGCTTTGGCTAACTGTTCACTGTTCATTTGCTCTCCTTCTGGTTAATCATCTCTCTGACTTGGTTATAGGTTGCGATACAGGCGTTGAGCTTTCTGGCGGTGAGGTCGGCTTCGTCTGTGATGGCGAGAATATCTCTAGCAACCTCTGGCTGAAGTTCGGCTGTTGGGGGGTCAGATCGCTCGGCAACGGGGGCATCTGAGGCGGTTGGTAAGGTTGGGCAGGAGGGCGTTTTGACAGGAATCCGCAACCTGAGAGCGCCAGAATTGATGTCAGTATCACGCTTTTGAATAACGATTTTTGCATTCTTGTTTGCCTTTACCAGTTCAGTTGCTTGCTTTTGCACCGCTGTCACCAGTGCCTGTTCCTTTTGCCTAGCTTCTTGGTTCAGTCTGGCAATCTCCATCTGCTGTTTGGCAAACTCGTCTTGCCCACCCTTGTAATAACCACCGCCATAGGCACTCAGCATCGCCACTAAGATGCCAAGAAGCACATACGGGTTCAATATACTCATTCTTTGGCTTCTAACTTTGGGTCGCTGTCAGCGTCAGCATCAGCCTTGGCAATTGCCTTGGCACTGGCTGAAACAGCAGAACGACCAGCCACACCACCCAAAACACCAGTCACAAACACCATAATGGTGCTGATTTGCTGTGTATAAACCTTGTCAATCGGAGCCATGCCTGACATTGGCTGAGTCACATAGGTCACAGAGTACAAGAACATACCCATAGAACCCACCAAAATGATTAACAAGGCAAAAATCACCATTGCCCAAATCCTTACCTCAATTTCTTCAGCAGTCATGCGAGTGCTAGGCTTGTATCCAACTGTAGGCATTATTTTTTCTCCGCTTCAGGTTTAACAAGTTGCTCTGGACAAGTGCCAGTCGCAACACAAACAGGGGGCTTGCACTCCAAATTATCCCAATTGCGAGGGTCTTGGCAAGGATACCTAAACTTGTCATCGCAACCTGTTAGCAAAACCAACAGTATTGACAAACCCCAAATGCAATAGATGTTCATTTCTCTTTCTCCCTATCTTTTTGTTCAACTTGTCTTCTCAACTTCTCAACCTTTTCAACCTGAGCCTTAGCCTCATTCTTAGTCTCCAAGATGTCAAGATAAAGAAATGCCATCAAAGGCAACAACAAAGCAATCAGTACGCAAGCCGCAATCCAACCCATCACTTCTTCCCCCAATGGCTTACGAACACGAACCACATCCACAGGTACAGGAGGAATATAAAAGTCGCCACCACTGCCGCTAGCTTTGCTTGTAGGTTTCTTTCCTCCTCTTTGCGTAGCCATGCCTCTTGCCTCTTAATTGCCTCTTGCTTCAACCTTGCCTGAGTTTGCTCCTCATCAATCTTGTCCTTCATGCTAAAGACCTCTGAGTACAGTGCGCCCATCTCAGGAGGGCTTTGATACACCATGCACTCACGAATCTGCACCACCAACGCATCCATCTCTTGCTGTGCCATCACCCTCTTTAAAGCCGCTTCCATGTGGTTTTGGTCAGGGTCATAGACTGTCAAACTTTTTTCTTCTTCTTCCCTTATGTGTGCCGCTAATTGCTCTTGAAGCCTGAAAAACTCGGTTAGATTCTTGACAATATCAACTTTGACTTGGGTTTCATCTACCGCAACAAACTTTTCTTTCTTTTTCGCCACAGGCTTGGGCGTTGACTGTTTTGCCTTGGATTTAAAGAAGTTACTAAAGTTACTCCAAAATCCAGTAACTTCCCTATAAACGCCAACAGCCTCGTCAACAGTGCTCTTGACCTCCATGAAAGACTCTTTGGCTTGCTTATACAGGTCACAGCCAGCTTGAATCTGTTTGACAAGTCCTGCCGCAAGGAGGCAAATGCTGATTGGGTCAATTTTGTATCCTTATTCTTCTTCAACAACAGCCTCTTGCGGTCTAACCACTTCACTTGGGCTTGCAGTCGCTGAAACACCAAAATAGTTCTGTCTCAATGCTCCCATGCCAACAGCAGTAGCCATTTTTTTCACATCATCTGGACTGATTAACTGATTTAATTGAATCTCCTCACCTTTTTTGGTAAAGAATTTGGTAGATGCATTAACAATTGCATCCACTCCATTGTCATCCAAAAATAATTTGCGCTGTGCTTCTTTCGTAGCGTTATCTATGTTGGTTTGACCAATCAATGAAAGAATGCGAAAACCTTTATTGAAGACGCTTGCAATTTGATTTACCACAATTCCAGAAATTCTCTGAGGGGCTATGCCACCCATTGCTCTTTGCAATGCAGACTCTTGTTCTGTTGCAACTTTGCTGAAATTCAATTTACTTATGTCAAGAGTTTTAGACAGTCTTGAAACATCAGCAAGTGCATTCAAGTTTTTGTACTCATTTACTCCAAATACCCTAATAAAAGCATCAGAGTTTTTAGACAAATAATCAAAAGGATTTGGACTATCTAACATATTACCAACCAAACCATTTTTTACAGCAAGCAAGCTATTTTTTTGTTCATTAGGAG